AAAACAAATAATAAATCATCAAACGCCTTTTTGATATTTAGGTCTTGTAGGTTTAAGTCTGGAACAAGGTTGCTATTTTTCTTAATTAACTCTTTTATTTCGTTAGTCACTTTCTTCATAGTTTCAGTGATAGCTCCAACAGTTTCATCAACTAATGATGTATAGTCATCTATTATCTCAGCTTGTTTGTTTACTTTTTCAGTCACAGATTTCATTTCTGTTTCTGTTTGTACTTTTGTTTCATTGTATGTTTTCTTGGCTTCTTCAATTTGTTTTTCAGTAACGGATGCATCAACCACAGTAGAATTTTCAATTGATTGTGATTCGTGTAATGGATATGGCTCTCTGGTTGGGAACCTTGTTAATATCGATCCAATTCTTTCTTCAGTTATCCTTGGAGCATATACCGGAGTTTCAGCAGTCCTTTCTTCGAGTACGTTAGTATAGAATAAAAATCCATCTGCATCTTTTTGTAGTTCCATAGCATTAACAGGCAAGGCTGTGCCTGCCGCTGGACCATTCATATGTATTTGTGGTGCTGTCTCAAAGTGTCCGCCACCTGCGTTAATATTACTAACACCTACAGCAGTTAAATTATGATTTACACCCGAATATATGTTTGTTGTTTGTGGTGTACTTAAATCAGTACCTTCTGTTGACGCTACTTTAAAGTGTCCTGCGACATCAAAGAATACATTTCCTGAAACATCTTCTAGGTCTACAGTTGATTTTGGTTGTGTTTGTGGATCTGATGATTTAGTAGTGTGCGTTTTAATATTAATGTGTCTACCTGATTCAATGTTGACATCTCTATCTGCTCTAATATTAAGGTCTTTTTCACTTCTCATAGCAATAGTGTCTGCACCCCATATTTCAACTTTACCATTAGCAGACAGTTCAACCCAGGCTGTGCCGTTTGTGTTTGTAACGTATACTGTACTAGTTTGGTCGTCCATTAATACTTGGGCACCACCGGCTGTTCTAAATCTCATATGACTACCATCGGATTTGTCATCCATTATAAATTGATGGCCTGCTGGTGTTAAAATACCAAAAACATTACTTGGTGATTCTCTCCTCGCACTGGCATCTGTCAAACCTCTGATGTTATCATTTTCTAAACCCTGTACTAACAGCCTGTCATAGAACGGTGTGTGTGCCGGACGTCTAACGTTATCTGATGTTCCTTTTGATAAATGATCTGGCATTTTTGCTTTATCAAGCTTTTCAAAAATGTTCATATTTTGAGCTTCAGCTGAAACCCTGTTAATCTCTGCTACCGGAACTGTTGGTGTGTTTGCTACTGTTGTCTTACCTTTGGCAATACCTGGTATCATATGATTGATACTTGGTTGGAATACACAACCTAGACAAACACCATTGTTTTCTTTACCATTAACAAAAGCCACGACAACAATGTTTCCCACATCAGGTGGTATCATCCACATTCCGTAACTTCGTTGTGTCGCCGCATACAAGTTTTCTGTTTCGGCGTCATCACTTTTTAAAAGTGAACTAGGATTTGTCGCACCAGCAAACGGTGACATCCACAATACTGTTCTCCAGTTGTTTCGATCTGTTTTATCTGCTTGGCTACCTTGTATGAAAACACGCAATCTACCAAGTCTGGCATAGTCAACGTTGTCCATTACTTCAGCCAACTGTACCGACGTCGTGCCTCCGGCCTTGTTATTAAGCCCCGCTTGGCTGTTAAACTTGTATGTTGATGATTGATTTTTTCCTGCCATTATATTATTTTATCTCCTACTTGGTATCTATCAGTTGGTAATCATATAAACCGTTGACTCTCCAAGGGTCTCTACCTAATTGTTCATCAATTTCTAAATTTCTCGCTTCGTGATCAAGCAGATAATAATCTTTATTCAAAGTATCTTCGTGTCTATCATCCCAGTATGCCATTCTCTCTTTGTTCCATTGGTATTCTTCGTGGATGTTATCTCCTTGGTAGTATTCTTGCGATGAGTCAAGGTATCCAAGAGGATCTGGTGAATCATCTGTGTCTCTCTCTGCATTTATTTCTTCATTCTTCTGTAGATACTCTCTCATATCTGCTAACTCGCCGCCTCTGTGGGTGATATTTCCATCACCGTTGTAGTCAAATTTCTTAATTACATCAGGATCAAATATTCCTTTTTTACTCAATACACCTGCGTCACTGGCCGCCACAATGGCTTCTACATCATTTTGATTGTTTGGATCCATTGAGTGATGGTCGGTCCATTTTTTCATAAATCTGTGATCGACTGTGCCTTTTTTGATTTCTTCAGCGGCTATTGTACCTTTTAGATCTTCTAGTGTTTTATTTTTTACAAGTTTTTCCCATTTCTCTGAATTATATTCATCATCGATATAAGTTGGGAAGTGTTCTTTTTTTTCAAAATGCACACCGTCTCTCATTTTAAAAACACTTTTTATATGCTTCATTGGTACGTGTTTATCTTCTATCTTAGTTTTTGATAAATCTCCAGCTACCAACAAACTTAAATCTGTGACTGCATCTCTGACCATATGTAGTGTTTGCGTGAACTGACCATTACTAAACTTATGTTCAATTTTCCACACCCTGTATACTGCGGTCAAAAAATCATTATTTCTCTGTGCAAGAGTTTTTTCGTAACCAGTGTCTGGTTCTTTTTCAGTAGGAATCATTGAACAGAAAAGAACACAGTTCTCTCTTTTGTAATCTGCCATCACTGGTTTACCATTTTTATCTGTCCCCGGGGTATGTCCGTATGCCGGGTGATCTAACCAATAAGGGTCACCAATTATATCCATAGTAACTCTGACCATTTCAGCTGACCCTACTTTAGCATTCCTTAGTATCGTTGAAAATCCTGAAGCGTCTGCTGTTGATACTTCAATCATTCCTGATTGACCTGGGTCAACAAATCTCTCATAAAATTGTACTGGAAATTGTGTACCACCTTGGTCTTCTTTCAATGCATCTTCGTATAGTTCATCTGGCATAGCTTCAGCTAGTACGTCATTTCCACCCAATCTAGAAGTCTTTTGAGTTCCAGATTTAGCTAAGGCGAAACCAAGCATAGCATCATTATGATAGGTATCAAGTGCATTTAATTTTGGTGTTCCTGTTTTTGCTACCACAGATGGTGGAGCAATTGCTTCGATCTCTTTTTCAATGCTTTCATAATTTTTTATATCTTCATTGTAACCTTTTACTAGAGCATTGTAGGCTTCTAATGTGTTTGCGTCTGGTTCAACTGCACCTGTGTCGTATAAATTTCTTATGTTCTGCAAGTTTCTTTGTTGCATTGTTTTGATCCAATATTTTTCACCAACAGATAATTTTCCATCACTCTGGGCGTCGTTAAATTCTTTGTTCGCGTCTATTCCATCTTTAACCGCTTTTTGAAGATCTGCATTTGCGTTTACTTGCTGATTGATTATTGTATTAAATGCTTCTGAATACTTGTTAAACAAGCCAACCATCGTGTCTAAACCATACACATATTGATAGTTGTAGTTGATGTTGAAGTTTAATACATCTATGTTCATACCTGTATGGAAGTAATCATATCTTTTGATTAAGGTTTTTTCCATCATTTTTTTGACACGAGCTTTTGTGTATTCTTTTTTCTTTTCAAATTCTTTTCTTACTGCCGCTGTTATTGAAATAAAAGGTGCTACTGTTATTGTGAATACAAACTTTCTTGCATAATCTCTTCTTAAAGGATCATAAGTTAATAATTCGTTGTGCGTGGTTATTGTAAAAAGATATTTTTCTACATCTATATCATCAATCTCTTTTTTAGACCAATTGGTATTAGTAAGTTTTGTTCTGATTCCACTGATCCTGTTTTGCATCACTTCATTACGAGACATAAATCTTTCTAGAACTTCTTTGATTGACGTGTTTCTTTCAATCTCGGCCAATACAGCTCCTTCGAGGTCTTGGTTCTGGGAATTGGTTTTTGATTCCTTGTCTGCCATAATCCTAGAATCAGCGAGATCCTCTAGAGGTAAATTATTGTCTTCAAGACTGTCAATTCTGAAAACAAATTGATCTAAGATTGCTTTCGTAGATCCAAGCTTGTGTCTTTCTTGCTTGTTAACTTCTTTCTGGAATGCATTTAAAAAATCATTCATCGTTTCGATGCCTGTCAGTGCAGTTTTTTGTACCAGTGAGTGATCATCAGCATTGTTTAAATCACCTGCTCTGATCCCTTCAATTTGATAGTTCGCTGATCCAACGTCAATACTATATGTAATATTTTTAATGTAAACACAATACAATCTTCTAGTGTTTGGTATCTCGACGTCAATTTCTCCATCTGCTTTTCTACCTTTTAATGTTATTTGTAAAAAGAATGGATGTGAATAATGATTTTTAATTCCTAGCACGGCCGCGGCCTTGTAAATGTTCTCAACTAAACTAACACCCAATGGCTGTACTACACTCATTCTAAATTTTGTTGAAAAGCCAGTATCTGTTGTAGTGTTTGGGGAAGTAAAACCTTCTATCGTTAAGTCAGTCATAGTAGTAATAGTTGAAGCAGATTCAAGTAACGTTATAACCCCTCCTGAAAATATTTTTGATGAAATTGAATTAATCTCATTGCTGTTATTTTTCTTAAGAGATTTTTCTACCTTTTGCCAATTGGTCGTATCATATGTGTTAGCCAAATGCAAGGATACATCGTATGAAGTTCTTTCATAACCGTGTAAGGGGTTCTCTACAAATTGTCCTTTGTCAATGACGTTCCATATTGGATTAGATTGTGTATCTTGTGTATTCATTTTTTATTGTATTAAATTTGCTACAGCTGATTTTTGTGGAAGTCTAATAATCATTCCAGCACGAAAATCATTGATAGGATCTTGTATCAAATTCATATTCCTTTTTGTAAATATCCACCATAATCTTGTGCTACCGTATAATGCATTTGCCAGTAAGTCTGGTCTTCTATCAAATCTATTTTCAATTGTGTAATACTCATCACTTTCCGATCGAGGAATATCTGGTAAGTTTAAAAGATCTCTGTAGTCTCCAACCAATGGTGTTCTAAAGTATGGTGATGTTTTACTTCTGTCTGCTTTTGTTGCCATTAAATTATTCCTTCACTGTCGTCATTAACATACTGACCACTTTTAAATCTTTCTAAGTTAAAGTTATCACGCATCTTAGCTGGTGTTGGTGCATAAACTAATTCCATAAACATAGCCACTACTGCCGGCACATAACTCTGTGCCATCTTATCTTCTAAATGGGCTGGTGGATTTATTAGTCTATCAGAAAAAGTTGTGCCACCTATTTGAGCCGCTTCTGCCCCTGATACATCTAAATCTCTTGTTTCTGGATCATTAGAATACATTCCGTACCCTGCATCTGCAACACTCACTCCTTCAGTACCACAACTGACGTAATCAACATCTTGGTCCAAACCAAAACTCACGTTTCTAATAAGCATCGGTACTCTGTCATACATATATGGACCATATGCACTAAACAATAGTGTCGGTGGATTCACGCCTCTTAAATCTCCATTTTCTCTACCATAATAATTCATAGTGATTGCTCTTAAAAAATGCATCACACTCAAAACATATCTTGCTTCTGCTTGGTTCTGTGCTGTGTATGTTGCTGTCACTGATAGCATCGGTGAGTTTCTTTTACTGAAAGCAAAGTAATCAAATGTCGTTTGTGGCAGTGAATACTGTGCGTACTCAACTGACGTATGAGTTACTTGAATTGCCGGTGTATATGGCATTAACATACCATTTGTTGCCCATAAAGGTGCAATTATATTCGAGTGCGGATCCTTGCCTCCGTAGACACGATCTTTCGCGCCTGGCTTTGCTTGTATACGAGCTCTGAAATCTTTTTTGTTCATCATACTAATATTTATAGTGATAATTAACTATAGTTTTATTTAACAATAATTTAATAAAGAGGTTGACCATTTTAGAATAAACCCGTATGTTACAAGTATGGCAAAAAGAATTAATTACCTAAATAACAAAGACATATTAAAAGAAATACATAAAAGCAAAGGAAGTTATTGCTATTATGTCGATGAAAAATTTGCATTCTTTGATTTTATTTTGGTTGATCCTATTGAAAAAATGAATAAAACCAAGCTATTACAGGCTAGGAGAAATAGAGCAGATAGGCTTACCAAACTAAAAGCAGAAGAATTAGGACTTTCTCGTGGTAAGATTCCAACAGTACAGGTCAAGCTAAAAGAAGTTTTACCTGAAGATGTTGTTGTTAGATGTTATGGATTTGATCACATTCCAGATGATCCTGGTAGAAAAGCCAAACCAAAAACAGTAGCAGATACCAAGGTAAAATTAAACTTCATTCCATTTAAACATTATGTACTAAAAGATGATGTGTGGACAGAAGTGGGTAGAAGCCATTGGGTTGGAGGATTAGAGAATGGTCATTTTAGCCTAGAACACGGCAAGATGACAAACAAACTAGCACTGATGTTTATGAAGCTTTGTGAACGTTATGGATCCAGAGGTAACTGGAGAGGATACACTTACAATGATGAGATGAGATCCCAAGCACTATTACAGTTATCACAGATTGGATTGCAGTTTGATGAATCTAAATCAGAGAATCCATTTGCATATTACACAGCGGCCATTACCAATTCATTTACAAGAATACTAAATGTAGAAAAGAAACACCAATCATTAAGAGACGATATACTACAAGCCCACGGGCAGACACCTTCCTTTACTCGACAGATGGAAAACGAATCTAAGGCAATGGGCGAAGAGCCTATGTTACCACCCACTATAAAACGTGGTTGGGGAGCCAACAGAGGAACCAAAAAAGCTGTTGACAAAAACGCCAAAAAGTAATACAATTACTAATTGTTTGAGATAGAATTATGTTTAAAAAAGCGGCCTGTTTTACGGATATTCACTTTGGTTTAAAGAATAACAGTCGACAGCACAATAACGACTGTGAAAACTTTGTCAAGTGGTTTATAGATGAAGCGAAAAGTTTCGGCGCAGAAACTTGCTTCTTTCTAGGCGATTGGCATCACCATAGATCATCGATCAACATTAGTACACTCAACTATTCAATCTCAAATCTCAAACGTCTGAGTGATAATTTTGAAAAAGTATATTTCATCGTTGGAAATCACGATTTATTTTATCGTGACAAACGTGAGATATCATCTGTGGTGTTTGCCAACGAAATTCCAAAAGTGGAAGTAATAAATGAAATTACAGTAAAAGATGGTGTTGCTATAGTTCCTTGGTTGATTGGAAACGAATGGAAAAAGATACAGAAAATAAAAGCCAAGTATATGTTTGGACACTTTGAACTGCCAAACTTTAAAATGAATGCTATGGTAGAGATGCCGGACCACGGAGAAATACAAGCCAGTCACTTTAGTAACGTTGAAAAAGTTTTCACTGGACACTTCCATAAAAGACAACATCAAGGAAACATCAGTTACATCGGAAATCCATTTGCACACAATTATTCAGATGCTTGGGACAACGATCGTGGAGCGATGTTCTTGGAGTGGGACAAAGAACCACAGTACAAGATATGGGCAGATGGTCCAAAGTACAGAGTGTTGCCATTGAGCAAATTGCTAGAAGCACCAGATGATTATTTAGAAGCTGAATGTAACGTAAGGGTAAAAATTGATATGGACATCAGCTACGAAGAAGCTAACTTTATCAAAGAGAACTTCCAGAACACATATCAGTTGAGAGAAATAAGTCTATTGCCTTACAAAGAAATAGAAGAAGAAATGGAGTTCCAAGGAGAAATATCATTCAAGTCAGTGGATGAAATAGTATTGGACCAACTGGCTAAAGTTGAAAGTGACACTTTTGACAACAGCGTCTTGATAGAGATTTACAACAGACTATGATAAAATTAAAAACGTTAACCATAAAAAACTTTATGAGCGTGGGTGCCGCAACTCAGGTTGTGAAACTAGATCAACCTGGACTTACTCTGGTGTTAGGGAATAACCTGGATCTAGGTGGTGAAGGCTCACGTAATGGTACTGGTAAGACCACTATTATTAATGCATTGAGTTTCGTGCTGTTCGGTGATGCAATCACAAACATCAAACGTGACAACTTGATTAATAAAACCAATCAAAAAGGTATGTTTGTGTCTTGTGAATTTGACGTAAATGGACACAGCTATAGAGTAGAACGTGGCCGTAAGCCCAATCACTTCAAGTTCATATGTGATGACCAAGTGGTCAATGAAAAGGACACTGACGAAGCACAAGGTGAAAACAGATTAACACAGGACGAGATCAATCGTATATTTGGTATGAGCCACGGCTTATTCAAACACCTAGTTGCACTTAACACTTATAACTTACCATTCTTGGGTATGAAACCCACAGAACAGCGAGAGCTCATTGAAGAGCTATTGGGTATAACACAGTTGAGTGATAAAGCAGATCGTTTAAAAGAACAAGTACGTTTAACCAAAGCAGACATAGTCAATGAAGAAGCTAGGATAGAAGCAGTTAAGAAGAGCAATGAACGTATAGAAGAAACTGTTAGAAAATTTAAAATTAAAAGCACGGCTTGGCAAGATGACAAGGAAAAGCAGTCCAAACAGCTAGAACAAGCTATCACTGAATTACAACACATAAACATCGAAGAAGAAATAGAAAAACACAAAGCACTAGTGGAGTGGAAAGAGAAGTCCCAGGACATCAACACACTCAGCAAACAGCTGGACTACGATGTGCGTGAAGAACAGTCACTGGAAACGACCCTTGAGAATTTGAGGGAGGAGCTGGCGAGCCTTGAGGAGGAAGTATGCCCTACTTGTAAACAAAGCTTACACGACGTCAAGGACCACGAAAAAATCGCCGCAAACACAAAAAATAATATAACGCATACAGAAGAAAAACACATACACATACAAAAAAATATGACACATACAAAAAATCGCATACAAGAGCTAGGCGATATAGGACCTAAACCTACAACATTGTATGAAGATATAGATAAAGCATACGGACATAAACAAAATTTAAGTTCTTTACAGCAAGATCTTGATAGATTGAGTACAGAACAAAACCCGCACACGGAACAAATTGAAACATTACAAAGTAAAAATATAGAAGAACTAGATTATACTTTAATGAACAACTTAACTAAACTCAAAGAACACCAGGAGTTTTTATATAGATTGTTAACAAGTAAAGATTCATTTATTAGAAAGAAAATTATAGATCAAAACTTGAATTACTTGAATTCAAGACTCAATATGTATCTTACTGATTTGGGCCTACCACACGAAGTTATATTCCAAAGTGACTTGGGTGTAGAAATTACCGAACTAGGTAGAGAGCTAGACTTTGATAATTTAAGTAGAGGTGAACGAAACAGATTAATATTGGGATTAAGTTGGGCGTTTAGAGATATATACGAGTCTACTAACGTGCCTATTAACTTATTGTTTATAGATGAATTAATTGATAGTGGAATGGATACTCAAGGTGTTGAAAGTTCGATGGCAATATTGAAAAGACTAACACGAGAAAGACAGAAGAATGTTTTCTTGATTTCACACAAAGATGAATTGACTGGTAGAGTTAATTCAATAATGAATGTTGTGAAAGAGAACGGGTTTACATCATTTGGCGAAGACTTTGAAGTTGTATCTATACACTAATTACAGGCGTATAGCTCAGTTGGTTAGAGCATTCCGTTGATAACGGAAAGGTCGAAAGTTCGAGTCTTTCTACGCCTACCAGCTAAATTCTCGGGGGTACTAACACCCCAGGTGGTGGCTTTGACCCCACTGTATGACGCTTAAAACAGCACAAATAAATATAAAATCGTTGACAAATACCTTTTTCCAGTATTAAATAGCATTATCAACCCATAATAAATACTGTAGTAAAGTTAAGGAATATTAAACAATATGTTAATTAGAAAAAAATATCAGTTACCAACAATGTGGAAATTCAACAAGAAGTTTGATATCAAGCGACTTCAGGCAGAAGCTTTAACATTAGCTAACGGCTATGGAAATGTGATGGAAACTAACAAAGCATTGTGTTCTAATAATCACGAATTGGTTATGAGTGTGTACAAACACTTTAAACAAATTAACCTTACAGAATTTGATCCTAGTGCAGAGTCACCAACTGTTGAAAGCTGTGAAGTATTAGGTAAAACAGCAGGAACGGGCGATGAGTCAATTAGCAAAATTGCAAAGTACAAACTAAAAGCAAGACGTGGCGAAAGCTTAGACCCAGCACTTAACGAACATAATTACAATACTCCAACAGAAAAATATATTGGATCATACTTTCAAGAAGTAGTTGAATCATTCAAAGCAGATGCAATTAGAGTTAGACTTGTAAGATTAGATCCAGGTAAAACACTTACACCACATATTGATTACGATCCAACTTATGCTGTAAGGGTTATTGTACCTATTTTTGCAGAACAAGAAGCAACAAATTATTTTTGGAGAAAAAGCAAAGAAGAAGCTTATCATTTGGAACCAGATGGATCAGCATATTTTTTAAATATCGGATTCACTCATACTGTGGTTAACTCAGGTAACACACCAAGAGTAAGCTTGATGTTCAGCTTAAAAGATCAGTCAGACTTACAAGAGATTCCAGAAGGTGATTGGAACGAAACAAATAATATGGGTTTATTGCGTATTACTAATGACTACAAAGAACACAAGGCTCAAGCAGATGCCCAACAACTGGCAGTTTAAAACTGAAATAAAAGATTCTGAAATACACGGTCACGGTAGGTTTGCTATGGAAGATATTCCTAAAGGAACAACTGTTGTAACACTCGAAGGACCTGCCTTACCAAAAGAACAAGCACCAAGAAAAATGCCAGTTAGTGATACACACAATATGAATTGTGAAGATACATTTATTAATCATAATGAAGATGCTAACCTTACGTTAGTAGATACCAAGATTACTATAACTGTTGAAAAGACATTTGTGTCTACAAAGAAGATTAAAAAAGGTGCAGAGCTCACAATGAACTACGAAGAATTTGCAAGAGGTAAAAAGTTTTTATTCTAATGAAAGATCCATTAAGCTACAAAATAAAAAAGTGGATAGAATGGCTACTAATTCAACAAGTTCCAGCAATACTAGTAATATTATTTCTAATTTACTGGCTTATATTTTAGTTTTACTTTCAATAAATTTTGCGTAATATTTCGTCAAAGGATTATTTGGCTGATAACCATATGGTTCAGCTTTTGACTTCTTACGTTTTTTTGAAAGTTTTTTACGGGTTGTTTTTTTCTGATAGTACATCAAAATAGTATTTAGCTTGATATGTGTTTTTTGCATATCGGCATTGTCCAAAAAACCGTTGTTTAAAGTATAAAAATAAGCTATTTTATATAAATACGATTGGAACAACTTACCATTCATTAACAGAAAAACAGGGAATAGGACAACAAAGATGTGGCCTTACACAATTGACGAAATGGACTGGCTGTCAGGCAAGTCTAAAAAGACAGGAACAAAAAAATGAACATATTAAAACAAATATTTTCAGCAATAGCTGGTTTACAAACACGCAGTATAGAAAAAAGAAATGATCCCATATGGCAGTTCGTAATGACTGAATATAGAGATGATCCATATTTTCACTATACGAGAATTACAGGTAGATGGCCAAAATGATGGAAGATATTTTTAGAAAAATGGGCGATGGATTAGTCATTGCCGCAAACGGTTTACCAAAAACTATTGACGAAAAAAAGAAAAAAAGAAAAAGTTTACTAGCAAAAATTACTTTGATGTTTAAAACTTATTTTAAATAAACTTCTTTTTCCAATCCATATTAGCGAACGGCCAACCAGTAATAACTGCACGACATCCCGGTTTAGGATCACTGACTGGGTTAACGAAATGTGCTGAGCCTACCCTAAATAATACACAAGAATTTCTTTTAGGCTTTATTACTGTTGGCCCCACAAGGTATGCATTTTGTTTTGCTTCGTTGTATAAGCTCTTTTGATACTCTTCCCAATTCTTTTTTTCTTCTGGATGAGTTTGAAAATGATCTAGTAACATATATTCATTTGGAAAAACTAATTCGCCGGCTTGTTCGCTAGTAAGATAATGTACAAAAACAAAATCACCATACATATCTTTTCGTTCAGTATGTACATTGTATATACTCTTTGGATTAAATGTCTTGGTAGTAAATTGTAAAACATTTTTAGGATCTAAATCTTGTACTAATATAGGCTTGTATACTTTTTCTAACACTTGATTTAATCTAGTGATAATTTGTACAACAAGTTTAAAATTTTCGTGAATATTATATTTGATATGATTATAATTATAATAAGATTTACTTATTAAATGTGGTTGTTCATTGCCATCTAACTCTTTAGTTTCTGATTCTTTTATATGATCTAGTACCTCGTCGACCAATGCATCTTCAACAAAATCTTCAGTATACCATATCTCGTCTTCGACCAAACTTGTCCACATTTTATATATGTTCCTGTGTACGTATATGAGCGAATGCTTCGACTAAAACATCAACGGCTTCTTCTTTTGTGTAACCTCTGCTTTGCAAATAAAATATAGCATCTTCATCTAATGCACCTATTGTACACCCGTGAGTGCATATCACATCATCATTGTTAATATCTAATTCTGGTTTTGCAAAAGCATCTGATTCATCGTCTAATAAAACATTTTTGTTTAACATATGACTTTCGCATTTAATAACATCTTTTGGCACAGTAATTTTTCCTTCAAAAGAACTCGTGCCTCGTTTGTTAACGAATCTAAAATCTTGATTGCAAGTTGATTTGTTACCTTTGTGAACAACATTTGTAATTAAATTTGTTGTTCTTTTTATATTTTTAAAAAACCCATAAAGTTCGCAAGATGAGTTTTCTTCTAATTCAACGTTGATTTGTGTGCTACTAATATCTTTTCCTTTTGTTTCGAAAAATAAACAGGCTTTTGCATTTGGCATTACTTTAAAATTTAAGGTATCAAACTCAGCAATATTAATTTTTGTTTCTAGATGTTTTTCAATAACATATTCATTACTTGACATTATCAAACCCTTTTTGTTCTATGGCATCAAGCAAGTCTAAGTTACCCGTTTTTCCTATTTTTCCATCTTGCAAGATATGTATGTGTGTAGGATCTAGTTGTTTTAGTACAGCTGAATTATGACTAATTACTATCCAACCAAATTTACTTCTATAATCACTTACTACTTGTTTAACAATCTTTAATGCATCTACATCAAGTCCTGTATCTAACTCATCAAGTATTACAAGTTTAGGATTAATATGTAATAACTGTAATATTTCGTTTTTCTTTTTTTCACCACCTGACGCTCCGTCATTAAAATGTCTCTGTGCCCAGCCTGATTGCAGTTTTAATTTTTCTATGTCAGATAGATACTGTTCATATTGAGTAGAAAATTGACTTATCAGCTTATAATTTGTTATACCCGGTATACTAGGAGGTGATTGAAAACTCATAAACAAGCCTTCGTTTGCTCTTTCTGTTACATCTAAATCTAAAAGTTCTTTGCCATTTAGTTTAATAGATCCAGTTGTTTCATATGCTTCTCTACCAACAATAGCATTAGCTAAACTTGATTTACCTGATCCGTTTGGTCCTACTAGAGCGTGGATTTCTCCTTGCTTTACACTTAAATTCAAGCCTTTGATGATTTGCTTATCTTCAATTTTTACACTAATATTTTTTAATTCGAGCATTAATGACAGTCCTCTGGTTTTGGTTGAGAGTGTTTTTCAGAATCAAAGTAATAGTTAAAGTTACAATGCTTATCTAGTCCATCTATCAAATCTTTGGTAGCATATGGCCAACCTGTGACAACCGGTCTAGCATTTTCTTTTACCTCTCCTTCTAATGCTGTAACGTAGTGAGCAGATCCTATAGCAAATATCACGCATTTATTTTTCTGTGGTTTAATTACAATGTCATCTAGGTAACGCATTGGGTATCCTTTTGAATCAACTAATTTAATATTTTCTTCCCAACGACTTTTTTGTGCTGGATATTTTTCTAAATGTTTTTCACAACCTGCTCTGCTAGGAAACACAAGATGTCCCCCTACTTCGTCTGACAAGAAATGCATAAATGCATATGGTCCATACTTGTTGATTGGCTCCGTGTGTAAATCATACCAACCTCTTTTACTAAAACTTTTTGTAAACAGTTGTAACCCTTCTAGATCGGTTTTTGGCACGGGCGTTTCTGTTAGAGGTTCTAGCACTTCATTTATTTTATCCATATACAAATCAATCATTG